AACTGGGGCAAAAACTTTTTTACTCACGAAGAGAGAAGACAGTTTCACCTTTCAGGTCATCCTGGTGAAGTATGGGTTGTAGGCGATAATCTTTATGGTGATCAATGGATCAGTAAAGTAGCTGGTGCGATTAAATCTAAAGAAGAAGCACAAGCTATCGTTACTGGTGAAATCGAAGCAGCACAAACTGCTTGGGATTCGTCATCAGCAGAAGAGCAAGAGCGAAGACCTAGACCAGTAGTATATAATCTTCCATAGTCTTAACCTATGGCTAAGTATTCGGATATAAAAGGATTTACGGTTCAAACTGTTAGCACGGACCCAGCTGCGTCTGCAATAACAGCTGCATCATGGGCTAGTGGTGAAGATTTGAGCAGAGGTGCTGGTATTGGTTTAGCAGGATCTGGAGCATCAGGCACCGCTATAATGGGTGTTGGTGGTGTAACAGGTGGACCTCCTTACGTAACTCAAGATAAGACAGAACGATATAACGGAACTTCATGGACTGAAGTAGCAGACACTGTTGCAGCTAGAGATAACGCTACATCTTCTCATAATTCACCTTATGATTCTTCTTTATATTTTGGAGGGACTCCTCCAGGAACTGGAGTTAATCTTACAGAATCTTGGAATGGTTCTGCTTGGACAGAAGTAGCCGAGTTGACTACTCCAAGGGGTAGTGCAGCAGGAGCAGGTGAATCTAATACTTCGGCTCTTTGTTTTACAGGTGAAAGTCCTGAAGGTGGTGGTAGTGGACCTCACTCTGCTAGAGCAGAAGAATGGGATGGATCTAGTTGGACAGAAACAGGAGATTTAAGTCAAGGTCGAAGAGAGGCCGGTGGAACAGGTATTAAAGACGCGGCTCTTTGCATAGGTGGCAGTGAAGATCCACCAGCGCATATAAACAAAGTAGAAGAATGGA